TAAGTTAGGTCAAGTACGTCCAGGTAAAACTGGTGAGTATGGACATACCAAAGTTGGTAAGAAGACTTATACTTATGAAGCAACAACTCTTCCAAGAGTAAACGGTCAGACAATGTATGTCACGTTCCAATGGCGTGGTAAGTATATGTCTCTTCAGATGTTCTTCCCAGAACTAAAGATTCCTTCTAAGAAAGAAGTCCAAGATGCAATTGTAAAGGTATATCCTGGTTCAAGGGTCATGGATTATGATGTTGTTATGAGAGATCCTACTAAACCAATTTTACAATTGCCTGAGGATACTGCACCTATGCCTTCTAATGGTTCTAAAACTCCAACAGTTGATGATGTGCAGGGTAAGCAATTAGCAGTTCAAAAGAAAGGTCGTGAGAACCAAGAGTTGAAATCTAAGGAGAAGAGGGTAATGAGATTAAAAAGACAAGTTCTCCTTAAAAAATTAATGGCAGTAAGAGCTGGTGCTGGTGCTGACATTGTTACCTAATTATGGCAAATCCAATTGTATATGGTAAGATATGTAATCCCATCAAGGTTGCATATGGAAGCACAGTAGGAGTCATTACTTGTGTTGATAATAAAAAGATTTACATAGACGGTGTGTATGCACATGCTGGATATGGTGCGTCCACAAGTGCTCAAATTTATTTTGTTCCTAATGGTGGAACAACCGATTCTCCCGATTTCAGAATTGTTGATGAAGACATTGCTGATAGAGGAAACTATAGATTTGATGTTTATGCATCTCCTTTAGTTCTTGAAAATAGTGGAGATGCTTTGTTTGTTGGTACTGGTAATTTTGGAACTACTAGTGCTGGTGCAACTTGTACTTTTATCGTTAGTGGTTATCGTCAAACTTAATTATGCCTCAAGAAATATACCTTGGTAATCCCAATCTCAAGAAAGCAAATACTGAGATTGAATTTAGTCATGATCAGGTTCAAGAGTTTATTAAATGTAAACTTGATCCTGTTTATTTTGCTCGTCAATACATTAAGATTGTAAACGTTGATGAGGGATTGGTTGGATTTGATATGTGGCCATTCCAAGAAAAGTTAATTAGTAGATTCCACGAGAATAGATTTAATATATGCATGATGCCTAGACAGACTGGTAAGTCTACTACATCTGTATCGTATCTACTACACTATGCTATCTTCAATGATAATGTTAATATTGGTATTCTTGCAAACAAAGCAGCAACTGCCAGAGACTTGTTAGCAAGACTCCAGACTGCTTATGAGAACTTACCCAAATGGATGCAACAGGGTATTCTTGTATGGAACAAAGGTAGTTTAGAACTTGAGAACGGTTCCAAGATTATGGCAGCATCTACATCTGCTGCTGCAGTTCGGGGTATGACCTTTAACATCATATTCCTAGACGAATTTGCGTTCGTTCCTAATCATATTGCTGACGATTTCTTTAGTTCAGTATATCCTACAATTTCATCTGGTAAATCAACTAAGATTATCATCGTCTCTACCCCCAAGGGTATGAACCACTTCTATCGCATGTGGCACGATGCTGAGAACGGAGATAATGAATATGTACCTACTGTAGTCCATTGGAGTGAAGTTCCTGGTAGAGATGAGGCTTGGAGAGAGCAAACTATTGCGAACACATCAGAAGCACAATTCAAAGTTGAGTTTGAATGTAACTTCTTAGGTTCTGTTGATACTTTAATAAATCCAGCAAAGTTGAAATCTTTGGTTTATGATAAACCCAAATTGTCTAATGAAGGATTAGATTTGTATGAAGAACCACAAGAGAAACATGATTATGTTTGTACTGTGGACGTTGCTCGTGGTGTGGGAGAGGATTATTCTACATTTATAATTGTAGACATCACTACATTTCCCCATCGGGTCGTGGCAAAATATAGGAATAATGAGATTAAACCTATGTTATTCCCTAATATTATACACGAAACTTGTAAAGGATACAATGATGCTTTCATATTAGTCGAAGTAAATGATATTGGAGATCAAGTAGCATCTATTCTTAATTATGATTTTGAGTATCCTAACCTTCTTATGTCATCTATGAGAGGAAGAGCAGGACAGGTTATAGGACAAGGGTTCTCTGGTTCTAAGGTACAATTAGGTGTCAAGATGTCCAAGACTGTCAAGAAGGTTGGTGCATTGAACCTTAAGACAATGATTGAGGCAGACAAGGTTCTATTTAAAGATTATGATATCATTTCAGAATTAACTACATTCATTTCCAAGAGTAATTCCTTTGAAGCAGATGATGGTTGTAATGATGACCTTGCTATGTGCCTTGTAATATATGCATGGTTAGTAGCACAGGATTATTTTAAAGAACTTACAGATCAAGACGTAAGAAAGAGATTATATGAGGATCAGAAAAATCAGATAGAACAAGACATGGCTCCATTTGGTTTTATGCTTGATGGATTGGAAGATGACTTTATTATTGATGATGATGGACAAAGATGGACTAAGACAGATAGGGATGATATAGAGTCAACTTATGGGGATATGAGTTACATGTGGGAATATCGTTCATAGTTCACGCACGGTTTCCCCTCTGAAAATGTAGCTTTCAATAAATAATTTGTAGGAAATTGGGAACTCTCAGAGGGACGCAAGCATGGCTATTCAGTTAGTATCACCTGGTGTATTAATCAGGGAAGTAGATCTAACAGTAGGAAGGGCGGATAATGTACTCGATAATATCGGTGCAATCGCAGGCCCTTTTGAAATTGGACCTGTTGATGATCCAATCACTGTGGAAACAGAACAGGATTTAATCAACACATTCGGAAAGCCATTGAGCACCGACAGTCAGTACGAGTATTGGATGAGTGCAGCGTCATTCCTCTCATACGGTGGTATCCTTAAGGTTGCCAGAACTGACGATGATGACCTCAAGAATGCTAACGCTGGTGTTGGTATTGCTAATACAACAACTCTGAAGATTAAGAGTTACGACGATTATCAGTCTAACTACACTTCTGCTACCGATTTCTATTACGCCGCTAAGAACCCTGGTACTTGGGGTAAGGATCTAAAAGTCTGCTTCGTTGATGACTTTGCTGATCAAACACTTACTTTTAGTTCTACTAGTCTTGCTGGTTCTGGTGTAACTGTTGGTTATGGTATAACTGCTCCTCTAAGCACAGTTCTACCTGGTGCAGGAACTACTTCAAGTTTTGTAGGATTCCTCAAAGGTATTGTTACTGGTGTTTCAACTGATGCTGTTGGTGGTAAGTCAACTGTTGATGTTAAGATTGTTTCTCGTGTAGAAACAGTTGGTGGTGGTTCAACTGAAACTAAAGTTAGTTACACTGAAGGTGGTATCTACGCATTTGGTACTTCAGACGGTTTATTCACTAACCTTCCTGCTGGTACAGTTGGTAGTTCTGCATTAACTCCTACTGCTGTTGCTGATTGGTACGATGCTCAGACTTTACAGTTAGACAATGCAACTGTTTACTGGAAGTCAATTGCACAGAAACCAGTAACTAACCAGTATGCTACAGAAAGAGGTGCTTACAATGATGCTTTACACGTAGTTGTTGTTGATGATTCTGGAGATATAACTGGAATCAAAGGTAACATCCTTGAGAAGCATATTTCACTTTCTAAAGCTGTTGACTGTGAGTCATCAGGAAATGCTGGACAAAAGATCTGGTACAAGTCTTATCTTGCAGACTTCTCTGAGAAGACATATGCAGGATACAATCCATCTATAGCATTTGACGCAATGCGTCTCACTGGTCCTGTTAACACTGGATTTGGTGGTACTGAATTCTCTGCTATCAGTAATGCTGATGCACAGTGGGGACAGAATGCTGGAGATGTGACATACTTTGCAGGTATTGGTGCTACCACTTATGCACTTAAAGGTGGTAATGATTACACTTCTGCAAATGGATTTAAGGCAACACTCGGTGCTTTGATTACTTCTTACAATAAGTTCCAAACCAAAGACGAGATTGCTGTTGACTACTTAATTGCTGGTCCTGGTTGTGATACTAGAGCAGA